TTAGGTGGAGATGATCTTTTTCTTGGCTTTTATCACCGCTTTTGCGAGGGCTTTCCCGTCACATTTCAGGACAACGTTCATAGACACGTTTTGGGCGGATGCTTGGGGACTCACGACCCCGCCAGAGGCATAGCCTTGTGCTTTTTGTGGATAGACTGTCATTGTGTTTGGTATTTTTATGCTCACCCTTGCCAATGCTTTCCGTATCTGCTCGCCGCTCCCGAAGTTTAGGGCGTTGAAGAAGGGGACTCCGAAACGAGCAACACGTTCAGCGGAGATGATGTATTCCTGGTCGGATACCGCTATCAGGTTGGAATCGCTGGTGGTGGTTCCTTTTCCCCTGAAGTGTCCTCCATGTGAGAATTTCTGGTCGGCGATGATGGCCACCTGAGCCAGTCCCAGTCCCAGGTGCAGCGCGGCCAAAGCGGTTCCGAGGATGGCTGGTTTGACGGTCAGCGCGTTGGTCACGCCTTCCGCGGTATTTGCGGTTGCGGAGGCGATTTGCATTTTCTGTTCGGTCTTTTTGAGGGTTTTTTGTTTTTCGGCGAATTCTTCTTCGATTTTGGCCTTTTCAGCGGCCAGCCAGGCTTCGGAGCGGTATTCGGTTTTTGCTCGTTTTTCCAGGGCTTCGAGGGCTTGTTCCTTCCGGTTGTCCAGGCTGTCGTAAAGTTGGTTCCAAACGCTGGAGATCTTGCTGGCGAGTGCCTGGTATTGTTGCAGGAGGGTGTTTTGCATCCCGGAGGGAATCTGCAGCCAGTCCATGATCTTATTAGCCAGGCCTTTGGATTCGAATTCCGCCAGCTCCTGGTATAGCTCGCCCAGCCGTTCTGCCAGCAGCATTTCTTTCTGGTCCAGGCTCAGTTTCAGCTCGTTCACGTCCTCGATGATCCGCGCTTTTTTCCACTCGTAATAGTTCGCGTCGAGGAATTTCACTTCCTCATAATATCGCGCCGTGTCGGATTCCCTGTTAACCGCCAGTTGTGCTGCCTGAGCCCGTCTCAGGTAGATGTTCAAAAGCTCTTTCTCGGCCTCTGTCAGTTCTCCATCTCCCTCAACGATTTCCTTCAGTTTCCCGTAGTAATCCCAGCTTGCCGCGGCGATTTCGCCGTAGGTTGCCAGTCCCAGGTCACGCAGTTCGGCCAGGTGGCTCATTTCTGAATTATACTTTTCTTCAAAGGCCGCGATGGCCCGTTGATCCCACTCTTCTCGTTCTCGATTCAGTTGCTCGATTTGCTCATCTTTCCAGGCTGCGGGAACATTCGGATCCTCTGCCTCTTTATTGATCTGTTCCAGCTTCCAGTCATAATATCCCACGGCAAAGAACTTGAGCTTTTCATAGTGTGCGGCCTCTTCTTCCTCTCGCTCTTCCTGATACTTCTTTTGAATTTCGCCCACCTCACGGTCTCGCTTTTCCGCCAGGTCTGCTGTAGCCGCCTTGTCTTTTGCGACCAGTTTGAGCTTCTCGGTGTATTCCCGCTTCAGAAGCTCTATCTCTGTCTGTTCCTCATTGAATTTGTTTTCCCGGAGGATGCGGTATTCTGTTATCTCGGAGATCACTTGGTCGAGTTCGGTTTTCTTGGAATCGGCGGTTTTCCCTGTGCCTTTGCCTTTCCCCTTGTTCTTGTTGCTTTCTTCGTTTGATGGTGCCAAAGATGTGTCTTCACCCAGCCTGGAAACCAGTTGATCGATTTCCTTGTCCGTCTTTTTGATCTCAGCCTTAAGCTTCTTGATGTCTTTCTCTAATTTTGCTTCCTGTTTCGCCCATTTCGACGAAACTAAAATTAAACGTGGCATATTTGGACTGCTCGAAAGCGGGTCTGGAGCTGCCTGTCTATAAGCCTCGCGCTTTTTTGTTCCTGCCTCGAACTCCGCCTGCAGGGTTTTTAGCTGATTTTCTTTCTCATTGAGCTTTTTGTAGAGCTTTACGTAATCGTCCGTTTTGTCGTCGATGATGGCCTGTTTGATCTTGGCGTTGATCCATTCCTGAAGCTTGATCCGTGCGGAGTTCAGGGCTGCCGCGATGTCTTCCCACGCCCCTTTTTCGAGATCGATGTTCCCGAGGTAGTTCGGATACTTGGTCATCAGGTCGTTTATGGTTTTCCGATACTTTTCGTTTTCTTCTTTGCTGCGGTTCTGCCTGAAGTGCAGTTCTTTATATACCAGGACAAGCTTTTCGAATTCCACCCGCTGGTTCACGAGCCCTTCTTTTACCGCATCGAGGCCGCTTTTGGTCCCCGAAAGCTTGTCTGCGAGCTTGGCAAGTGCGTTTGCGGCTGCTCCGATGATGGGGGTTATCTTGTTTCCGATGGCTGCATAGAGGCTCTCCATGGCGTCCTGCATGTTGGCGACGGCTCCGGTGTAGCTTTCGGCCATGCGATCGGAGGAGCCCGCGATTCCGGCAGCGGCATCCGAGAAGGTCTCCAGCATGGCTTCGCGGAACTGGGGCAGCGTGAGCTTGGTGAGGTCTTCAACGCCCTTGAAGCTTTTGATGAGTTCGAGGACGCCGCGTTCGCGGAGGACGTCCGCGGCCCCGACGCCCCCGGCGAAGGCCCTGCCCACCGCCTGGGCGGCCTCGACGATATCCATGCCCATGTAGGCGGCGAGATCGGCGACTGAATCGAGGACGTTTTCGGCATCGAGTCCAAAGGCTTTGAGGGTGGCTCCGGCCTCGACCACCCCTTTGAGCGTGGCGGGGGTCTGGGCGGCCACCTGGCGGAATTTCTCAAACGCCGCTGCGGCCTTGTCGGCATCCTGGTAAAGGGATTCGAGGCGGAGCTGAAGCTGCTCGAATTCCGCTGCGGATTCCACGAACTTGCGCACGGTGGCGTTGTAGGCTCCAACGACCGCGCCGATGGCGGAGGAAATGCCGTTCATGACCAGCCCCAGTTCCTTGGCTCTGCGTTTGAAATCGTCGAGGGCGCTGATCTGTGTTTTGAGGCTGGTTCCGATGTCCGCAAAGTCGGCATCGGCGTGGAGCTTGTATTTTTTGGAGAGCTTTTCGATAATGTCTTCCAGCTTTTCCTTTCCGGAAAGCTCGATGCTGATCACCAGTTTGGAATTACTCATTTGCTTTTTCTCCGTTTTCGCTTATGCTGGTTTTAGAGGTAAACCCAATGCTTATAATAGCCGCGCTCATCCTTCTGCTGCCGCTTCTGGCGGTGCTGGGCTTTCTGCTTGTGCTCTTTTTCAAGGGCAAGCCTGGCGAGACCGACCCCACCAAGCTTTAGGCTGTTTCGCCGCTGAAGGGGCAAAAGCGGGCGGAGGCTTCCTCCGCATAAATCTCCGCAAGCTGGAGGGCTTCATCCAGTTCCACCCGCCGGGGTTCCGCTCCGATGCGGTAGATGATGTATCTTAGTTTCATGAAGATATTTGTCTTAGGGCTGTCTGGAGCGCATTCATCAGATGTTGGGATTCTGCCTGCAATCCGATTAAACTGAAAAAAAAAGCCAGGATGACGGCCATCGTTTCCTCACGGGAGCACTGGTCCCAGGGCTTTTTTCCCTTGGAAGCGGGCTGCACGCAAGTTTCGCTGCGGGTGATGAGGGCGCAGACTTCCGGGATGCCGCCGGTTTGCAGGAGTGCGGCAAAGAGCTCCGGATAGCCGTAGTCCCTGATCTTCTCCAGGTCTCCGGTGAGCATACCCTCGATGCCCGCTTCCTGGAAGATGGGATAGAGTTTGGAGAGGGTGGTTACGTCGGTATGTATCTTCATCTTAGTTCCCCTTGTAAACGATTGCCTCACTGCCGGCCGTCTCAAGCAGGTTGGCGATCCTGCCGGCCAGGTAGTTCACAAAATTGTCGCTGATCACGTTGCTGTCAAAGACCACCGCGCTGTGCAGTGTTGCGGTCACGGCTTTCTGTCCTTGCGTGTCGATCGTGTGGATTCTCGCGTGGGCGTAGCTCATGCTGGCCGCGGTGATGGGTATGTCATAGCAAAAGCTGGGCGTCTTGCTGTAGAGGTGGATCAGCCCCGCCTCATTGCCGGCCAGGCTGGTGTTCGCTGTGTTGTCGAAAAGGATTTCCGCCACGTAGCTCAGCCCGAATCCGGCCGCGTCCTTGGCGTTGATGTGCAGCCGGTTGCCGGCCATGCTCATTGTCGGCTCGGTCACCGTTCCGGGCAGGCTGCTGCCCACCAGGTCGCCCCAGGCCGGGCTGCTCGTCTGCTGGTGGGCGGTGGGTGAAAGGGCGCTGCGGCTGCTCAGGTTGCGGTAGCGTGCCGCCACGTGGATGTATTTTCCCACCCAGCCGCTGTCCTTGATGATGTTGCAGGCGTTTTCCACCGCGCTTTCGAGGAATACCGTCGCCCCGCTCGAGGCCGTGGGGACCCCGCCCGTGAGGCTGATGCTGGTGTCCGCCACCTGGTCCACGCACCAGTAAAAGGCCCAAAAACCGCCCTGGGGGGAACTGATGGCCTGGACGGCCGCCCGCAGGTGGCTGCCCTTGTCGCTGAGACTGGGAGTCGCGGGGGTCACCACGCCCAGGTCCACGATGTAGTCCTGGATTTGCCCGTATCTCACCGCCTCGCCCGCGTTCTCGCCCGCGGCCAGACCCTCGATTTTCAGCCCGTTCGCGTTGAGGCTCTTCTTCAGCTTCAACCCGTTCGCATTCAACTCAAAGCCCGCGTTCTGCGTGAGGATTAGCTGCATCAGCGCGCTATTGTTCAGTTTCTTGGGGACGTAGCCGTCGCTCTTGTCCGCGCAGATACCCAGGTCGTCCAGGGCCGGGGCCGTCAAGGTTGGAAGGTTTTGTATCAGGCTGTCTGCCATGTCGTTGTCTCCTTAGCTAAAAATTGTTTCGCCGCCAGCCACGTCCCCCGCCTGTTCCGGGATGATCAGCCGGCTTCCGGCGCTGTCCAGCAGCAAATAGGAATTGCTGCCGATGAGCAGATAGCCGGGAAGGTTCACGATTCCCGGCATTTCGTCCAAAAGCTCCACGCTCGCGAATTCCAGCTCGATCTCCTGACCAGCGTTGAGCGTGGTCAGCTCCCTGTGCCCAAAGTCGCCCCTCAGCTTCACCCAGAGGTCCAGCCTGGCGCCGCTGGCAAATCTCGGCTGCAGCAGCAGCGGCTGTCCGCTGCGCTTGCTGTGGTTGATGATGGAGATCAGCTTCAGGTGGTCCGCCCAGTCCTGTTCCAGCAGGTTGTAGAGCCGCAGGGTGATGATGGCCCTCCAGCCCCGGAAAACCGTGATGAGCCTGCCGCCCAGAGTCTCCATCTCCTCCTCCGCCGGCTCGAAGCGCACCTGCCCCGCATGCTGCCGGCTGTTGAAGGCCACGCTGGTCCCGCCCAGCGCAAAGCGCGGGCTGCCGTAGGAATAGATGGGATACATCAGTAAAACCTCATTCTGATCTCTTTGTTCCCCCGGCTCCAGTCGGCCGCCAAAGCCAGCGCCCAGAACTTGTCTCCGTGGTGCTCGTCACTTTCAGCGTTGTAGCTGAAGGTGTTGCTCCGGTTGGCCGAACGCTTGATGCTCAATATCTGGCTGATCAGGCTCGGATCGTTCGGGATCCGGATGCGCCGTTCTTCGAACATGATCCGCAAGTTCTTGGCCAGCCGCTCCTTCACCGCCGGGGCGAAGCTCACGCCCCGCACCTTGGTGGGATGCTCATAGGAGAGGTCCTCCCAGAGGTTCATCCCGATGCCTCCCTTGTCGATGGCCATGATCTGCGTGTTTTCCTCCCGCAGGATGCCCAAAAGCTTCTCTTTCTGCTCCCGGAAGGGCATCTTGCGCCAGCTCAGCATCTTCAGGCACCAGAGCACCTTCGCGATGCTCGCCGTCTCCGCCACCGCCGTCTCGTCCTTGCTCCGCCCGATGTCCACCCCGTAAATGTAGATGTGCCCGCCCTCCGCGCCGAACTGGCTTGTGAAGGCCTCGCTGTCCGGGTCATACAGGCAGGGCTCGATCAGCGGATATGGGATATAGCTCTCGGCGGTGTCCAGCGGGATGCACTCATAAGCCTGGGCAAACTCCTCCGGGTCAAATAGCTCCCGCAGCTCCTCCAAATCCACCGGGAAGCCGTCCTTGATCGCGTCGTGGATGCTTACGCAGTGCCGTGACCATTTACTCGACTTATTGTCCCAGATACTCCAGAACTTATCGATGCGGCTCTTGGGAGTGCTCAATACCGTGATCCGCCCGCCCACGGCGGTTATGGACGGCACCACCGCCCGCCAAATTTCGGAATCCCGGATCACGAACGCGAACTCATCAAAATACACATCCCCGTTGAAACTTCTCGCCGTGCGCCAGTTGGTCGATAAAACCCTGATCTCTTTCCCGTTCGGAAGCTCGATCAGCCCATTCTTATCCACGTTCGGCAGCAGCCCCATGTTCTCCAAATGCAGCCGTATATAATCCAGCACCACCTCGGCGTTAAGGATCGATGCCGAGACCACCAGCTGGTTCCGCTCCCGGATCAGACCCCCGCTGATGGCGTCCAGAGCGATGGTGTAGCTGAAGCCTATCTGCCTGGATTTATTGACGATGCGCCATCTGCTGGCGTCACCCAAAAAACGAAGCTGATACGGATACAGGCTCTTGCGGATATATGGTGCGAGGATGTCGATGTATCGGTTCATCTCATCCCTCCCCCCCTGGAGTCCAGCGATTTCCTGGAGTCCAGCGAGCAAGGCGAGCATGGACTACAGGAATTGTCCTCCGCGCGCCTGGACAGTAGAAAACCTCATCCCCCCACCACCTCTCCACGTCATTCCGGGCTCGACCCGGAATCCAAAACACCCTGAATAAAAGGAGCATAGTGTGAAACCCCTCCTCCGCCGCCTCCTCGCCTGGGCCCAAACCACCCCCGGCGATTATGTCCTCTCCTTCGCCATCTTCATCTTCGCCATCGTGGCCGTCCACGTGATCTTGTTCTGGATTGTCTGATGCGTTACGGGCGCCTTTCCAAAACTAAGTCTCACCGTGCCGCCTGTGGCGGCGGGCGCCCCTTTTCCCTTGGAGGCTTGCGGCCCCCGGGCAGACGCCTAATCGGTCATCAGGGCTTCTTTGTCCACCGATGTGACGATCCCGAATTTCGATATGATGGTGTCTTCCATTCTCGCCGGGAAGATCACAAAGCCCCTCTCAGACTGCCCCGGCTGCAGAAAAACCTTGTGGTTGAAAGGCTCGAAAAATATGGAGGATTTGCCATCGTGGTTCGTGTATTCCACCTCGTTCATCCGCGAGCGCAGGAAAAAGGAGCCTCCTCCGTTGGCCAGTCGCATTCTGGTCTCGGTCTCGATCACCGGCTCAAAGTGGTAGCGGATTTCCTGATGCTCAAAAAACATGTCGATGATGCTGAAAGCCTTGGTGCCGGTGTTCGATATTGCCAGGTCGATTGCGACAATGTCCCGGCTTTTGATCACGTTCATAATCGCCAGCGATGCCTTTTCCTCCTTGCTCCCGCTGCCCCGCAGGGCGTGAATCAGTTGCGCCAGTTGTGCAGCCATCTGTGCTCCCATAAAATAGACATTCAAGTCTATCATCCGTCTCTCCTTTGGTCTAATTTCTTTCATTTCCTATTTTTAACCCTTCCGGTCCCCTGTCAAGCAAAACCTATCTCCAATTTCTTTCACGCCCAAACAGGGGACCGCTTTCCCTTCAGGGAGGATTCATGAGTTACGAACAATCTTCTGAACTGCCCATGCTCTCAGTCCAGGAATACGCCCAAAAGGTGGGGAAGAGCAGACAGGCCGTAATGAAAGACATCAGATCTGGAAAAATCCCCGCTGTTCACCAGGATGATCCGAGGCAACCCAAAGGGAAATGGATGATCATTGTCGATGCAACCGATGCAACCGATGCAACCGATGCAACCGATGCAACCGATGCAACCGATGCAACCGATGCAACCGATGCAACCACCCCACGTCATTCCGGGCTTGACCCGGAATCCACTCAACCCGCCCCCCCGCCACGTCATTCCGGGCTTGACCCGGAATCCATCCCCTCCCTGGCGTCCAGCGAACGTAGTGAGCATGGACGGCAGGAACCCCATCAACTCGCCCCCTCTCCACGTCATTCCGGGCCTGACCCGGAATCCATAACTCATAACTCCCAACTCCACCTCCCCTCCGGTTCCATCGTCACCCCCTCCACGGCCACCGCGAAGGAAAAGCAGGAGCTCATCGCCCTCCGCCGCGCCCAGCTTTGTGAGGAACTGGATTCCCTCCTCAAACGCGAAAAGATCAGCCTCTCCCAGGGCATCGCGGACTACCTGGAACTATACAACAACACCGCCCAGCACAGCCTCATCTACGCCACCCTGGGCAGCGTCTCCCCATCCACCCTCCGCCGCTGGTTCACCACCTGGAAAAAGTCCCGCGACTGGCGTGACCTCGCCCCTAAGTGGAAGAGCGGACGCATCGGCCATGAAGTCCCCCACGATGATTTTTACTGGATTATCGGAGTCCTCCACGACGACGCCAAGCCCCCCGTCTCCAGCGCTATCCGCTGGTGGCATCTCAAGCTCCGCAACGAAGGCCGCCCCCAGCCCGTCTCCGACCGCACCATGCAGCGCGCCATTTCTGTCTTCGCCCAGCGCCACGCGCCCCGCTGGGCCTACATGCGCCGCGGCGCCAAATACTTCCGCGAACACTACCTCCCCTCCATCCTCCAGGATGGCAGCAACGTCAAGGTCGGCGACCTCTGGTACTCCGATGGCTGCACCCTCAATTTTGATGTCCTCAACCCCTACACCGGCAGGCCTGCCCGCCCCACCCTCGTTCCCTTCATGGATTTCGCCTCCAGGATGGTTGTGAGCTTCGACTTCGATTTCAGCGAAAACCGCCGCGTGATCGCGAGTTCCTACCGTAATGGTATCTGTCTCTGGGGCTTCGTCCCCCTCTATCTGAAGTGGGATAACGGCCTCGCCTTCCGTAGCCTCCAGGGCGATAAAATGACCCGCGCCCAGCGCGAGGAACTCCGCCAGCTCGAACGTGACGAAATCGCCGAGATCGCGGGCAATATCTACGCCACCGGCGTCCTGGAAATCCTCAATTCCCTCCCCTACAACCCCACCGGAAAAGCCTCCCTCGAACGCTGGTTCGGCACCCTGGACAGCGGCTTTGAACGCTACCTCCCCGGCTACCGAGGCAACAGCATCCCCAACAAACCCGCCCACCTGCAGCGTAATGAAAAACACCTCCAGGAGATATGCGAAAAACGTAAAGGGAATGAACTCCTCACCATCACCGAAGCCAAGATCCTCCTCGAGTGGTGGATCATCGAAGTTTACGCCATGGAGCCTCATCCCGGCTTGAATGGCCGCACGCCCTGGGAAGTCTGGCACGAGGGCATTCAGCAGATCGACCCCTCCCGCCGCCGTAATCCGGACGAGCTATACTACCTCATGCTCTCCGAAGAGGTCAAAAAGCTGGACCGTGGCGGCGTCAAAGTCCGCGGCCTCTGGTATTACGATGAAGCCCTCTTCGACTACGTCGGCCGCAAGGTCTTCGTCCGCTACGACCAGATGGACGACCGCTATGTCTTTGCTTACGACGAGCTGCGCCAGCCCATCTGCCGCGCCCTCCTCCGCGCCGAACATGATCCCCTCGTCACCGTCCGCGGCTCCGCTGACGCCAAACTCCAGTATGTCAACGAAATGAAGCGCAGGGGGCGTCTGGAAAAACGCATCAAAAAAGACGCCGAACTCCTCCAGGAGATCACCAGCGATGGCGGCATGTTCTTCCAGGAAGCCATCCACAAGGTCAGACAGATGAAGGCCCAGGCCCAGCTTACCAATACCAGCCACGCCATCCCCGAAATGCCCGCTCCCGGCGACGCACCCGAACCCAAACCGGAGCCGGAACCCGAAGAAAAACCCAATGAGCCTGTCCTCCCGCCCGACTACCTGGACGCCCTCGGCATAGGGGAAAGCTAAACGGTATGGAAGAGACTAAACGGCATGGAAGATAGCTAAATGTCAAAAACCAATATTTATCACGTCATTCCGGGCTTGACCCGGAATCCACTCAACCCACCACCCCATCACGTCATTCCGGGCTCGACCCGGAATCCACTCAACTCGCCCCCCCCCATCACGTCATTCCGGGCTCGACCCGGAATCCACTCAACCCACCACCCCATCACGTCATTCCGGGCTTGACCCGGAATCCAATAAAGGAGAATGAAATGACCTTCACCATGCTTAACTCCCTCAAAGAGCAGCTCATGCGCCACGAGGGCCTCCGCCTCAAACCCTACCGCTGCCCCGCCGGAAAACTCACCATCGGCTACGGCCGCAACCTCGACGACCGCGGCATCTCCACCAGAGAGGCCGAGTTCATGCTCACATCAGACATCCTCGAGTGCGAGGCCCAGCTCACCCAGGCCATTCCCCGCACCTATTACGCCCTCAACGACGCCCGCAAGTCCGTCCTCGTGAACATGTGCTTCAATCTCGGGATCAAGGGACTCCTCGGCTTTAAAAACACCCTCGCCTTAATCGCCGCCGGGGATTACGAAAGAGCCGCCAACGGCATGCTCGCCTCCAAGTGGGCCAGACAGGTGGGAAAACGCGCCATTGAACTCGCCGAGCAGATGCGCAGGGGCCAGTGATGCGAACCCACATCCTCGTCCCCACAAAAAACGTCCGCCGCGGGCTGGAATGCCTCCGCTACCTCCAGGCCCGCCCCGTGGCGCACCAGGTCGGGCTCGCCATGATCTACGGACGCCCAGGCCTCGGAAAGACCCAGTTTTCCATGCGATACGCCATCGAAAACAACGCCGTCTATCTCTCCGCCCTCAAAGCATCCTCCCCCAAGAGCTTCGTGGTCGAGCTGCTGCGCGCCGTCCGCGCTGTCTATGAACCCCAAAACGCCGAGCAAATACGAGGCACCAGGGCCAACCTCTTCCGCGAACTCCTGGACTCCATCAACCTCCACACCACCAAAGCACATCTCCCCGTCATCATCGTGGACGAGGTGGATAACGTCCTCCACTACCGCCACGAGGACATCGTCGGCATGCTCCGTGATATTGCGGACAACACCGTAGCCTCCGTCGTCCTCGTCGGCATGCAGCAGCTACGCGATAAAATCGCCAAACTGAACACCCACTACTACAACCGCTTCATCTACTTCGCCGAGTTCCGCCCCATCGACAACGAAGATGCCCGCCTGCTCTGCCAGCAGCTCTCCGATATCACCATCGCGGACGACCTCGCCCGCTTCACCAACGAACGCGGACAGGCCAATGGCGACGCCCGCAAGATCGTAAAGGCCATCCGCCTCTATGAGGAGATCGCCGCCAAACTGGGCACCAAATCCCTAAACCTCGCCGAATACCAAAGGATTGTCAAATGAAAACCAACATCATCGACCAGTTCGCCCGCGTAAACGGCTCCGGGCTCTTCTTCCTGGATGACTTCTGCGCCCTCACCGGCTGCCCTCCCCAGCAGGCTGCCGGCCTCCTCTCCCAAGACCCCCGCGTTGAACTCCTGGGAACCGGCCTCTACCTCCTCAAACCGCAACCAAAACCCCGACGCGCGCCCCGCTACGACTGGGCCTTCAAACCAGATGTCCAAAAGGCCATCTTCTCCGCCTGCGACGCCCAACCCCTACCCAAAAGCGAACTTATGCACCTCACCGGTCTCGCGTTAACCACCCTCGACCGTTACCTCTGCGCTATGGAACGCACCGGGAACCTCACATCCCGACGCCGCGGCATGTTTAAATACTACTCAGCCAAGCGCTTCAAACCACTCACCACCTATTACCGGGAACTTCCCCCACACTCCCTGGCGTCCAGCCCCACCCTGGAGTCCAGCGAACAAAGCGAGCATGGACTACAGGATTCCCTCCACTCTCAACACCTCACCACTTTCACCACGTCATTCCGGGCTCGACCCGGAATCCACTCAATTCCACAGGAGAATAACCATGCCAAAACAAGAATTTAACAACCAGCAAAAATACCTCTGGTCTCTGGTCCGTCAGGCGGCCTGGGACAGGATCGTCCCCGGAACCACCCACTCCCGCTTCGCCGCATACCTCCTCAAAACCTTCTCCGTCACCCATGCCAACGTGCTCACCCCCAACCAACTCCGCCAGGCCATCGCCACCCTCAAGCCCTATGCCTCAAAAGCCGCCCACGAAGCAAAAAAGAAGCTCCGAGCATCCATTATGAGCCATGTCACCCGCCACGGGCAGGATATCGATTGGCTCCACCAAAACATGATCTCCTGGGGCTTCGGCGATTCTCTGCGCGCCTGCTCACACAACCAGACTCTGCAGATCTACTCCCTCGTCAAAAAGGCTCTCCCATGAAATTCTCAACTCTCAACTATCAACTCTTAACTCTCCCACGTCATTCCGGGCTTGACCCGGAATCCAGCCCCTCCCTGGCGTCCAGCGAACGTAGTGAGCATGGACGGCAGGAACCCCCACCAAACCACACCTCACCACGTCATTCCGGGCCCTGTATCGGCGCTCGCCGAAGCGCCGTCCCCACCCAAGACCCACGTCATTCCGGGCTTGACCCGGAATCCACTCATCTTCAACTAAACAAAGCCATAGGAGGATAATCATGGCAAAAAAACAACTCTCAAACCCCCAATCCTGGGAACAAATCAACGACCTCCTCAAGCGACTCGGTGAACTCACCGTCCGCAAACGCACCCTCGAAAACGAAAAAACGGAGCTGCTCAGCGAGATAACCGCCAGGTTCGATGCCGAGGCAGCCCCGGTGCTCGCGGAGATGAAAACCGCCGAGGAGACCATCTCCGCCTTCGTGCTCGAGCACAAGGACGAGTTTGTCAAATCTCGCACCAAGGAACTCTCGCACGGCTCCATCAGCATGAGGGTCTCCACTTCTGTCAAGATCATCTCCCGCGCCATCTGCCTAAAAGTCCTTAAAGCGATGGGAATGCACGACTTCATCAACGTCAAGGAAACCCCGAACAAGGATATGCTCGCCTCCCTCTCAGATGTCGAACTCGCCAAGCTGTCCTGCGAAAAGAAAACCGTGGACAACATCTCCATCGAGCCCAAGATCGAGGAGATCACCAATCCGGAGTTGCCGTCATGATGCAGTATATCCTCATCTTCTCCGGAATCACCCTCGTCTTCGGAATCCTCATCTACCTGCTCATCCAAAGCGGCCTCAGCGACCTCTCCGAGGAACAGGAAGCCAGAACCTGCCTCATCAAAGGCGATATCATGATGCACAATACCACCCTCCAGGATTTCGCTGATAAAAACGAACGCCAGAACGAACGCATCGCCCTCGAACACAACCACAGATTCGACCACCTCGAAACCCAACTCTCCTCTCTCCACTCTCAACTCGTAACCCTCAACTCTCCACTCGTAACTCTCTCTTCCTCTCCACGTCATTCCGGGCTCGACCCGGAATCCAGCCCCTCCCTGGCGTCCAGCGAGCGCAGTGAGCATGGACGGCAGGAACCCCCACCAACCCACACCCCAACACGTCATTCCGGGCTTGACCCGGAACCCAACCCCTCCCTGGCGTCCAGCGAACGCAGTGAGCATGGACGGCAGGAACCCCGCCAACCCACCTCCCCAACACGTCATTCCGGGCTTGACCCGGAATCCACTCAAATTGCAAATCTCATCCCTCAACTCTCCTCACTCATCGCCGCCCAAAAGGAAAACATCGTCAAGGAAGGAGAATCCCGGCGCAATCTCTACCGCCGCCTCCAGTTGGCCAGGGCCGATGTTGCCGCGCTGCGCCGTGAGCTCGCCGCGCAGAAGCAAAGCAACGCCTCTCTCAAGGCCAACAACCTGACTCTGATATCAGAATTGGATGCCGTCCATGAGAGCTGCGAAAAAAGCCTCTCGCGGGCCTTCGAGGAGATCCGCATCACCCGCGAGTATATCGACGCTTCCAGGATCGGCCTCGAAAAACTCGACAAACGTCTCACCCTTCACTTCAAAGGCAAGGTCCCCTCCGAGGCCTGGGCCCGCAAGGAAAGCGAAAAACAACTCCATGAGAAACTCATATCCTAAGGAAAAGGGGCGAGAGCCCCTTTTCCCTTCTTACCCCCTGGAGTCCAGCGATTTCCTGGAGTCCAGCGAGCAAAGCGAGCATGGACTACAGGAGCTGTTGCCCGCCCCTCCCTGGAGTCCAGCGAGCAAGGCGAGCATGGACTACAGGAACCCCACCTCCCCAACACCTCTCCAATTCCACCACGTCATTCCGGGCCCTGTATCGGCGCTCGCCGAAGCGCCGTCCCCACCCAAGACCCACGTCATTCCGGGCTTGACCCGGAATCCACTCAAATTGCAACTCTTCCACGTCATTCCGGGCTCGACCCGGAATCCACTCAACCTACACCCCACCACGTCATTCCGGGCTCGACCCGGAATCCAGCCCCTCCAGGAGCCTAACCCATGCACTGCCCCATCTGTAAAAGCAAAACCAGGGTCATCCGCACCATCCGCCTAACCGCCAAAACCATCCGCATCCGCAAGTGCACCAAGTGCGCCCACGAATTCACCACTGAGGAGAAGAACGCGTGATCAAAAAGCTCCTCATCCTCCGGAAAATGACCGCCTCCGGACGCGCTCAAAGGCTCACCCGCCTCATCCGCGCCTTCCTCGCCGGAAAACTCTCACCCAAAGAACTGGAAAAACAGCTCGAAACACTCTACAACCGTCACGGAGAAGCCCGCACCACCCTCCCACGTCATTCCGGGCTCGACCCGGAATCCAGCCCCTCCCTGGCATCCAGCGAACGCAGTGAGCATGGACGGCAGGAATCCCACCAACCCACCACCCCAACACGTCATTCCGGGCCTGACCAGGAATCCAGAAACAACCACCGCCCAGCCCCTAACCCACGTCATTCCGGGCTTGACCCGGAATCCACTCAACTCGTCACCGGCCACGACCCCCTCTACCGCCAGATATACCAGACAATCACCTCCACCCACCCCCTCCGCACCGGACTCAGGCAAGACCAGATCGAAAGCTACGCCAATACCGTCTCCGCCCGCGCCGCAACCGCCGAGCGCCTCGCCGAATACCAAAACCGCGGCGTCAAAAAAGTCCAGATCGTCGCCTATATCGATTCCGCCACCACGGACATCTGCCGCTCCATGCACGGACGCATCTTCGAAGTGCCCTCTGCCACCCCACCACGTCATTCCGGGCTTGACCCGGAATCCAACCTCTCCCTGGCGTCCAGCGAACGTAGTGAGCATGGACGGCAGGAACCCCCACCAACCCACACTCCTCCACGTCATTCCGGGCCTGACCCGGAATCCACTCAACTCGTCCTCCCCGCCTCCTTCTGGGCAGACAACCACCACTTCTCCCAAACCCCCACCTCCCAGATGCGCCCCTTCCTCCCACCTTACCACTATAATTGCCGCACCCGCGTCATTCCCTACATCGAACCCGCCAACGACTACGACGCCGCCCTGGACAGCTACCACAACCTCGAACCCCTGCAGGAAAAACACCTGCAGGCGATAATGGAAAAGGCGCGTGGCCTGAAATTCGCCTCTCAAAGCCTCTTGGATAATCATCTAAAAAAACACGGTCACGAGTTTGGCGTTACCAGCGCCCGGCAGTATCTAAACTTGACAAAGGAGATGATAAACAGTCCTTTGACAAACGCGGCTCTGGCTATATCAGCCCGTGATGGCAGCCTCAATCTATACCTCTGGAGCCCCCGTCAATGGCAACTTAATGGAGAACCTGTCCATAACTTCGCTGTCTTCAGCCTTGACAACAAATGCCTCAAAACATTCTATCCCAAAAGCCTTGAAAAAATAATGGCAAATCTGGACCCTGAAGTTCACTTCAAAGTGGTCTCGCTCACCAATAATCTCATAAGAAAAGGAATTAAAATGGTCACGGAATACGATGTTAAGTGCTATGAGGACATAATAGACTACCTTGAATGGCGGGATGGCACCGATGAATTGGAAATAGTCTCCCGCCTGGAATTCGAAAAAGAATGGGACTCTATTACCACAGAACTAAAACTGCGTATCATGAAGGTGGATAAGATCGTCCTGGATCGCTATGCTGACTGGCATGACGATTATCTCTTCAAACGCTATATCGACACCATCAAAGCCCGCCTTGAACGTCATTCCGGGCTCGACCCGGAATCCACCCAACCCACCACCCCAACACGTCATTCCGGGCTCGACCCGGAATCCACCCAACCCACCACCCCAACACGTCATTCCGGG